TACCGCCGTGCTCACGGTAGTAGCGCCGATAACACCCGCGAATTCCAACGCCGCATTGCTGGAATTATTCGACAAGGCGGCAATTCTCGCACCACCTTGTGTTGAGTTTCGTGGCTGTAAAGCAAAAAATGTGTTGGCTGGTGCTAAGGAATACAGCGCACTTAATGGATGGCTGAAATCATCATCACTCAGACGTAAAGTAGTATCTTGACCGGCTTTAGAATTTATCTCAAAAACATTGCCCGTAATCTTGAAATTCGGAATGAAAACACGGGAGGGAAAACCGTCAAAATATGGGCAAGAACATTCCATTTTATGTTAGGTAAAAGAAAGTGACGCGGTCGTTGGCTGTACCGGATATTTTGATTTTGCTGATATCGTTTATCGGGAACCAAACACCTTGATTGCCAAAAAGAGACTTCCCTTTTTCAGAGCCTGAAGTTGACGAAATTGTCCCCGGTCCAACCCACACTACACCAGAGTTGCCATAATAAGCTGAAACATAAACGCCTTTACAGTCTATTGGGGTTGCACTTAAAGCTTGGGGCGTATCGGTCACCGAAATCGTCGCTGTACCGGAGTCACCATAGCTCGACGGGCTACTTCCACCCCCACCACCAGATGCGGCAATGGCTTGCATGATAGCGTTGTAGAAGTTTTTACCCTTTGCATCGACGAGCTTAACCGGTACGGCATCCTCGGGGTCAGTATTGGTTATTCTGAATGCTGTTGGGAGTTTTCTTGAAAGCAATGCGGCAATTTTCATCAACATGCCGTTTGCCTCTTCAGCGTGTTTTGTTTCCTGTATAATATGAGTTTTATCTATAACCACTGGCGCGGGAACTTCGGGTGGTTTCACCTCTACCTTTGGAGAACCCACGTTAACTACTGGCGTTGGCAACTCTTTTTGTGCGAGCTCAGTGATAGCGCCACGAATGTCCTTTAGATATTCATAGGTCTGGTCTTTTTCAGTAAGGCCTTTCACTACAACCGCCAATGCCTCTGCAATAAGATTGATCGACTCGGAATTTTTCACCATGAGATCAGCCGGCGACTTCGCTAAACTCCCCTCTGAAAATTTTTGCAAAGAAAGATCTAAAGTCTTGAGCATACTGGCCAAAAACTCATTTTGGGATTCTTGGCTTTTCAGTTCATCACGTCGTTTTTTTTCGGCCAAAACTAAAGGGGCAAACTTTGGATCTGCCAGCAATTCTTTTTCGAGTTGTTCGCGAATTTTGGCTTTATTTTTCATGAACACAGGTAAAGTTGTAATTTTTCATCTTGAGTAAGGCTTCTTTTAAAACCTTTGGACGACGTCACGGGCAATAAAGTACACCGACAATTAGGATGAATTGGCGGACCATCCAGATCACCTAAATACGGGTTTATGCCCATATCCAAAAGCTGGTTTTCGGTTAAAAATGAATCGGAAATATCGATCTCTTTACCATGGAGAGAGTTACAAGTTTCGTCGACTCGGTCATCTAACGCCGTATACCATATAAGCGAAGTAACTACACCACTTTCTTCCCAAGCTGCCCTTTCAGCCTCAGCCTGAGATCGTACCGTTTCGCTTCGTGCAATCATTTCAGCCCTTGGCTTACCGAAACCGCTATATTCCTCAATGCGCTTCGTGAGCTCAGTAATAGCCTCCCCTTGCTCCAAGCCGGCCACAATAAGAGCTCGTATGTCTTGAGTGGTCTTTTCGGTCACCGCACCAGCAAATTTTTTAGTATTGGATACTAAAAACTCCTGCATGCTTGGCGAATTGATATCAAAGTCATTCGGGTCCAACCCAATGTAAGTCAGCGCATCACGACCTGATTTTGCCGCGAAATCCTTAAATAGTGGCGTAAAGAGATCAATAGTAATGCTTACCTCTTTTTCAGGGTCAAGTAAGTTGAGTTTTTTTGCCTTAAATACTTTTACTTCTTTTTCCAGCGCTTTGATGGCCCGTTTCTTTTGGCCATCGAAAAGCTTCATTGCCGTAGAAGCAAAAAGCTTAATGTATGGGTCAGTCTTTTTGGTATTAGTAATTACCTTTGCTTCACCAATAACCTCAAAATCATTTTTTGGACCAGATTCACCAACTTGTTCGTCAGTGTTATCAATGACATTTACCTTCCCTATTTCCTCGGTAATGGCTTTGGTTAAACGTGCAGCCATGCCATCAATAGTGCCCTTTATGCTTGGTCTTTCATTCACACGCTTAGCCGCCGGCTTTGAATATGGCGTAAGGCTAAAGGGAAGATAGACGTTTTCGCCGTCTTCAAGTTCGGGTAACCCTTCCATTCTCCTTACATCGTTTGGAGAAAGCCAACCGTTTGCTATGCCGCTTTGATAGTAAGCTATGCTTTCAGTAGTATCGTTTGGAGTCCGGTCCGTCGCTTCAAAAAATAAACCATCTTCTCCAAAAAGAGGTAAAAGAAACTCGTTGAGCGTGTCAACAATACGCATCTCTTTTGGCCGGATAGTACGACGCATGAAAACATACTCGGCTGCTTTGGCACTGGCATAGGTTGTTTGAGAAAGAACCCCCAAAATCTCGAGCGGAACCTTAAACATGGCACAAATCTCATCGCGACTCAGTTTCCTTTGTTCAATAAACTGCATATCACCATGGCTCATTTCAATCTGGTGGATTTTGAGTCCACCTTGAGCTATGGCAGTACGGTATGCTTTTTTAAATCCGGCAAATTGCGAATCCCATTGATCTTTGAGTCGGTCCATTTGATCTTTATTCAAATTACCGGGGTATTCCAAGATAGTGCCCGGATTCGCCCCATTCTCAAAAAAAGCCCGGTTATAAAGTTTTGCTGCTTCATCGGTTTCAATGGCAGCTCTGGCGGCCTCAACCGTAGACATACCCAAAATGACATTTTTGGGGTTGAAGGTTTTGAAGTGGATAATATTTTCGGCCGGTATTTCGTAGGTTTTTCCTTGGAGTTGATACTTATATGAAGCGATATACTGAAACGGGTCAGAAACTGGCTGTATTTTATCGGGGTCAAGCGGATAAAGCTCTAAAGGAAGTCCTTTATTGTTTCTTTCGATAAGCCAGTATTCGTTACCCCATAATTCAATATTGGCCTGTAAATGCTCAAAAAGTGTGTACTTGGTAAAAAATGGGTTTACGTCATGCAAAAGCGTAAGTACTGGATGGCTCAAGACAAGCTCTTTTTGACCATCCGCGCCGTTTCGATAAAGCTTCAAATCAATCTGTGCAACTTCCTCTTTGATCGAATTCACACACGCAAAAACCCATCCCTTGTAAAGCTCTTGATTGCTTTTAGATTCGCCAAAAAATGAAAGAAAATTACCGCCAAAACGCTGCGGCTGTAAAAGCGGGATGCTGGCGGCTTTTAATAAAGAATTGCGTAAAAAATTGCGAACTGCTCCCATGAAACTTTTTTAAGTAACATGGGGAAAATACAATTAGTTACAGGGGAAAAGTTTAACTAGAAGATTTTTTTTGCCATCTTTTTTTGGCGGCTTCACGATAATGATTAGGATTTTTTTTCTTGATCATATCGTTGGTTTTTTTTGCACCTTTTTGGCGATTGATTTTGGTTCGTGCTCGTTCCTGAATAGCTTCTAATGCCTCAGAACAATCATCACATACCTTGTCACCGTCATCATCCACGCCGAACCATCCTTCAGGAGTTCCCGCATCACCAGATTCCAGCACGCCGCAGTATGAGCACTGATTGATTTCTGAATATTTTTTTTTCATAAGATTTTTTAAAAAATAAATAAATTACATTTTTAAAATTCTAGCAGTATCTCGATCTACACCGGAGGCGAGGAGTTCATCATAGTTTGTATCTTCATGTCGGTCTCGGGCTACGCCCATAATGCGAATGATCTCCCATCTCTCAGATTCAGTTGCGTTCTTCAATTGCTTCCAGATTGTGCCATGAGTGTCCATGTTGTTTTGAATTGCTTCAGCAATCTCTTCTTGTTCTTCTGTGTTGTCTGTCATCTCAGCAGCTATCTCCTCTGGGTGTATCGATGGGCATTCTTCTTCGTAGCATTCTTTGCAGAGATAAGAAGTATATTCATTGCGATATCCTTTTTCGTTCCGTTCTGTGTAATGGTAAGTCTTGAGATTATCTGATTCTGTCCCGCAATGGCCGCAAGTATTATGTGCGGTCTGACAATCGTCGCAATATTCAGCGTTAACCTTATCCCAATCTATCCAAGCATCACAGTCCTTACACCAAGTGGCATCGGCTTCACAATTAGAACAACATTCTTTTTTTTGATCGGCATTATAGCAGTCAGAACAGAGAGTATCATTCGCGCAGCCTAGACAGCCGAATACGCAGTCATTATCGGTTAATGTTGTCTTGCAGATGTTGCAGTTCATAAGAGATAATTAAGGATAAAGCTGATTACGTAAACATAATAGCACGGTACCGTGCATAATGCAAGAGCTTTTAGTTTACAAAATTGTAAAAACTTCTATAAAACCACGAGAAGATCGCCCGGTATGCCCTGCTTTATTCCCTGAATACAAAGCGCATCGGCAATAATGAGGTCATCGTGGTACGGGGAAATTGCGTTCATGCCACCTTTTTCGTCATAGTAGTAATGATCGATTTCCTCTTTTTCTTGGCTTGAAACTTCAAAATCGCCAACTCTGAACTGTTTTTCAAGCTCTGATATTATCAAAATCTTGGTTTTAGCGTTTGTATTGAAACCCACCACATCACTTTGCTTTTGAGTAATCTGGTCTAATTTCTGTTGACGGTAAATTTTCATAAACCAGTCAAAGTTTTTGCATTCGTTTATGAATGCCAAGCCAATGTTGTTTTCTGGTACGATAAAGACATCCTTGAAAAACGGCACAATTTCATTGACCAAGTGCGCAAGCCGATCTTGCGCAATATGCCCTCGATATTGCGCCAAAAGCTCAAATTTTTCGTTACGTATTGAAACAGCGGTATAGTCACCATTTATGCCTCCGTTTGCAATATCTATGCCCAGAAAAGCACTATGTAGAAGTTCTTGCTTTCCTTCTTTTTCCTCAAAAAGTTCACGAAAAAGTGTAAACCCTTTAAACTCTCGTAAAGGCTGTAAAATCTTATAGTGGTTGTCTTCGCCAAAAACCGGCGAACCGTTCACAATAAACGGCTGATTCTGGTACTCCTGCAAAAATTCGCGTCGGCCGATTTTGTGATAGCGCTTTTTCAAAGCTTCCATGGACCACTTCTCGGGCCAGAGCGGCGTACCAGTCCACGCCTTTTCATCAAAATCCAGAATGGCCGGGTATTCTATCAACTTAAAGCTACGTTCTCTTGCTTCTTGTTTAAGCTGGTTAGCAAAGCAATTTGACGAAATAATCGTGGCGAGTACGTCGACGCTGCCGTTATCGTCGAGGGTCGGATAAACCGAAGTCCAAAACCAGTTCCAAAATTCATTCGCCACAATGGGATTTTTCACGTCTTTCTTCTCTTGCGGGTCGTCGACACGTATTTTTGTAGGGCGCAAACCACGGACCGCCTCACCTTTAGTCAAAGTTTTTAAACTCGTGCCATTCAATAGCTGTAACTCACGTTGCCGCCATTTCTGGCTTTTATAGTCGGTTCTGTTATCAATAGGGATCAGAGAACCATAAATCCACCGCAACTTTTCGTTTGTTTCAAGTTCCTTTCTTATGTCGCCAACGACGGACTCACCCAAGCCTTTAGAGGAAATAAGCAAAACACCCTTTTCAATGCCATAAATAAGCTCGTGCAACGTTTGAATCTTTGAAATCGTAGTGGTCTTGGCATGATCGCGCGAAACGATAAAAAGGCTATCATGTTTAAGTCGACATTGCGCCCACATTTCGCGGTGGAACGGCGCGCTTGGAATTGTTTTGCCGGTTATCTGGTCGCGTGTCCAACGCTCGCACACATCGTGGGCAAAAAGCTCAATATCGTAGAAATAGATAGATTGAAGCACTAGCCTCACCTCGTCATCTTCAAGCGAGTCCATGAGCTGAGCGTCATCATAGATTCGGCGCGCGTCCTGTTCTGAGAGAAAGTCGTTAGGGTTCATTTTTAAGCAGTTCAGGGTTTTCGTAAATGTTTCCGATGATTTCAAAATTATCGCAGCTCCAATCTTCTCCAAATTCGCCCTCTTTAAGGCCTTTACTTTCAAAAAAATCTTGTAAACTTTCGACAAGATATTTTTCGACACCTATTCGTACGATATCCCCCTCGAAAATCAGCTTCCCGTTCTTGTCTTTGAGGCCGGTGCATTGATTTTTAATGCTACAATCAGAAAGCGAAACACCATAAGCATTTTCATCAACCGAAACATCTCCACCTCCGTCGCCAATTAGACTATCAAAGGTGAAATAATACCATTTCCCGCTTTTATCGTGTCGAGCCCGAAATTTAAATCTATCATTCATAAGGTAAATTAAGTTAAAGGGGGTTTTAGGGGGTAGGAGGTTGTTAAGTATTTTCGGGGATAGGCTTACAGGAAGGCTTTACGTTCTTGTTTTCAAAGATTCTTCATAAGCTTCAATGCGTCCATTGGTCTTATCGATAAATTCTTCGAAGCAAGTTATTGTTTCCACTTTCTTCATCCATATTTTACTGTCAGGATATTTTTCCCGAAGTAAAATAAATGCTTTATTGCAATCTTGATAATTATCAAAATAAGCTAATACTTGAGGAGAATGTGCCCAATATTCGATTTTATACATAAGTAAATCAAGTTAAAGGATCGCCGCCCGGGGTGAAGTAATTAGGATCAATATTTTCTATAGCAGTGTTGATCCATCATAATTTTTCCAATAATCTCTCATTTTTAGCAATTCTTTCGCCGCCTCCAATTCCCGTCTGGATTGATCGGGGAACGGTTCTTCAATCTCTTCTGGACTAGGCTGTAAGTATTTTCCGGCTTCACATCCGCCACAATCTGAACAGTTCTTTTGTGTACCCATGTAATTTGCGTGATTACTGTAAAAGCACTTCTCGCTATCCGGTTTTTCCGGAGGGGTGCAATGGTTGCATTTTGCCGAATGTTGATGAATATCAGGATGCTTTACGGTATGGTCATCAAATTTTCTTTCACAATGGCAATAACAACTACATTTCTCCGGCATGTCGGGCGTGGGGGTGGTCATAGGGGTGATTAGATAGAAGATAATGGAAAGACGCTTCCTCCGGTTGTTTATCGGGCATAAGAATTAAATTTTAGTAAGTGATTATTTCAAATGCACCCCCGAATTTTAGAGGTTTTCCTTTCAGCGCTGGGAATTTATTTTGAATAGAAATCCAAAAGTCCGCGCTCGCTTCTGCTTTTAGGCTAGTTAAATTATCAACCGTATTCCTATTTGGCCATTTACCCCAAAATGTTGGCTTTAAACATTTTTCTAATGCTTCTGAAAGTTCAAGCATTCGATAGTATTTGTATCGCAATCTTATGTCTTCGCCAAAAAAATATTTTTCATTGTTCTTTGCCATAAAAGTAAAAATTAAATTTTAGGTAATTTTGCTTTGAGTTTCAATAAAAGGCTTTCTCGAACCTTCCCAGCGTCAAAGTTATTATTTTCGTTCGTGTTGTGGGTAATTCGCGTCGGACGACCATTCATCGTCATGAAAACTTCCCAAATTCTTTGCAGGTCCTTTACCGAAAGATTTTTCAGATCCCCTGTAGTTTGAATTTTCATTTTTAAACCAACTAAAACATTCACTAAAGCACTAGCATTCTCCCTAGCCTCTTTATCCTGTATTTGCTCCAAAGTCTTATCAACCATGACTTTTTTCCAAGCTTTTTTGTCGTTTGTCCACCCTTGCGTTTTTGCTTGAATGTGTCGATTATATACTCCGTATTTCCGAGTAAAAAACGCCTTTATTTCATCTTCCTCAGCTAAGAAGAATTCTTGCCGTAATAATTCAAAATCATATTTTACTTTTTGATTCTTTTTCATAAATATTCAGGATTAAAATGTACTTGAAAAATTCCGGGCTTACCTATTACAGAAAAAGGCTTTATTAAACGGACATTTTCTATCTCCCAAGCATATAATTTATTGGAATACAGAACACAAGATTTAGCTTCATCTTCTGGTAACATTTTTCTTATTTTAGTAAAAGTAATGACTGCTACGGCTTTGCCACTTAATGGACTTTCAGGGTATTTGGAGCAACAAATTAAATAATCACCAAGTAAGTTTGTTTTCCAAAATCTCGTTTCAATTGTTTTTCTACCGGACAGAATTAAATCTACCCATGGCTGCTTTATTGATATTGCTTTCATAAAATTGTTATTTTTTATAATTTAAAATTTCTTCTTCATAGATTTCCTTAATTACAGAATCCATAGAAATCATTTGCCCAAAGGATTGGCGTCCCCAATATGTTCCTTGATTAGTTTCCAAAACACATTCACCTTTTTCTCCCAAATGTCGACCAAACCAGTCCGTCACCAAATACCAAGAGAAAATTTCTGGATAATCGCCATCTTCGTCATATTCTCCGTTTTCCTTTTTAGGATGATAATTAGTGATTTCGTCAAAATTGAAACCTAATTCATTTATTTTTTTGTCTCCTTCGGAACCTTTTTCCAATAAAGTGAGGACTAACATGGTTTGATTGTATATAACTTCATTAGTGACAAATTGATCTATGGTTAACATACTTTTTTATTAAAATATAAGTTTGTATTTGACATAATGCGATTATGTAATACATTTATATTATAGGGGAGAAAAATGGCTTTCTAAAGAGCAAAATGGCATGTTGTCTTACTTTATTTTAAGGATGTTGCCTGGTCAGATTTACCAAAATATTCAAAACTACCGGTTATCCTTTTCGCGCTATTGTTTCGATTCATTTTTTGAGATGTTTGTTGGTGCGCTCGACCAAAACGAATACAGCGCCAATTTTGATTTTTTTTGAGTGAGTTGATCAAAGCTGGCTGGCTAGTTACTATTATGTATCTATTGTTTTTTTTTAAAATCATGTTACCAATAAACTCAAGAAGTTTGATACCCATCCCTATTCCTTGATAGTCGGGTAACACGACTAATCTATGAACGTGTTTTATTGCTTTTTTTGATGAAGACATAAAGTTTATAATAGATATGAAGCCGCAAGGACGGTCATTGATAACGGCGAGATAATTTTGAGCTGATTTTGATATTTCCGAATTCAGATAGTGATACTTTCTAAAAATAGGCCAAAATTCCGAGCCGGATTTATAAATTTTGAGTTTGATTTCTGGTCGTTCGTATTTTGGGCTAAAAAAAAAGTCATGGTATCAGTGCAAAAAGCCCAGTCTGGCTGAAGCCACTCCAAAATGTCGGAATGACAAGATACGGCAATAAACTTTTTATTTTGTTTTCTAATAGCCTTTTGAAGAGCAAAAGAACCAATTTGAGCGACGTTACGATCTACAACAGAGGTAAATTCATCAAAAACAATTGGGGATTTATTTTCTAAAATTGCCCTAGCAATATCTATTCTCATCTTTTCTCCATTGGAAAGAACCTCGTATGGCTTTAACCAAGAAGGCGGAGAAGAAATTCCAACAGAATTTAGTATTTTTGTTACTTCGTCAACATTTCCCGGTAAATCATCAATAACGCTTTGTGATTTATAATCAAAGCCTTTTACATAGGAGTCTGGGAACAATTTTTTAGCTATGGTGCTTTTTCCCGTACCAGAATTCCCATAAATAACCCCGATGTTCCATTCTTTATTTTCTATAGGAATTTCACCTATAAATCTTTCCTCAATTTTTTCAGACTGCAAATCAAACTTGCCGCGAACGGAATCTGTTTTAAAAGTTTTTGCTGGGGTTGAAATTTTAATAATATCAAATTTCATACATTTATAATTTTAGGATTTAAGCCAAGTTCAAGAAGCTGTTCATAAACTTCTTGCTGATGTGTTTCGTCTGAACATTCAATTACCACCTGTAAAATCTTTTTTATTTCTACACCTTGAGAATTCGACATATTTATTCCCAAATCTTCAATTTCAAAACCCGTTAAACTCTGTAAATAAGTATCTAGTGTTCCAAATTCTTCCAAAACAAGCTCTTTGCTCCATTTGCTTTCATTGAGCTTGTTGTCAGCAAGCCGCAAGGTCTTAATTTGCTCTTCCGAAAGATTTTCAGCCATTAAGCATGGAGCACTTTGAAACTTCAATAATTTGGCCGCCTCATAACGACAATGACCTATAACTATGACATTATTTTTATCAACCACTATAGGCTGTTGCCAACCAAATTCTTTAATTGATTTTGCCACTTTTTCAATTTGGTCTTTGGTGTGCTCCTTAGCATTTTTTTCGTAAGGAATAAGTTTTGATATTTCAATTTCTGTTATTTGCATAATATTTGATAAAAAAATATTCATTTATAAATACCGTCCAAAGCCGCATCGAGCCTTTGGAGCCTATCAAGAGCCTCAAAATCAGATTTTACCTTTTCCATTTTTTCATGGATTTTAAGGGATGCATGAGGCTTATTTTGAGAAAGATGCACAAGAGGATTAGTCTCGCTTACGGGAGAATGTTTATATGGAGAGCGATTTTTGCGGGCCGTCCAATCAATGCTCTTTAAAAAGGTCAAACCCTCTGGGGAAATAAAAAGTCTTTTGCCATGAGCGCCACGACCTTCAACATAAACCACGTATTTTTGAATGAACTCTTTCCGATTGTGAATGTACACATTGATGGTCGAGTCTTTAAGGCAAAGAATCTCAGCAA